GCCAAGGTTGGTGAAAAATATGAAGACTTGATTGCCCGCGCCCGGGCGTCAAAACAAAACGAAAGGGAATAGATTATGAGTGACCATTATTTATTATTGAAATGGGGAACCCTAAAAGGATGGAATTTACCGGAAGAAGGTGAATGTTTTGAACTTTTGAAAAAATACTTTGCGGAAGGTGTCCCAATGTCCGCCATGGCGGACCGGCCGGAAGAAGAAAGAAAGAAAATCCTTTGTGAATTAATCAACAAATTTGATGGTCCAATAACTAACGATTGGTCCGGGGAAGAATACACAAAGGAACAAGCTATTAACTATATCATGAACTATGGAAAGGAATAGGCATGTTAAACAAAGTCCAGTTAATCGGGAACCTTGGCGCGGACCCTGACATCCGGACAATGCAAAGCGGGGACCGTGTGGCCAACCTGTCCATTGCCACGTCCGAACGGTGGAAGGATAAGACCACGGGTGAAAAAAAGGAAAAGACGGAATGGCACAAGGTTGTTGTGTTTAACCCCGGCCTTGTGAAATTGATTGAAGGGTGGATAACAAATGGGACCAAACTTTATATTGAAGGCCAGCTTCAAACGCGCAAATGGCAAGATAAGGATGGGACGGACCGTTATTCAACGGAAATTGTGTTGAAGCCATACCGCGGGGAAATCAACATCCTTTCATCCACAAAGGGCCGCAATGACGATACTGGCGGGGACGATTACGCCGCGCACAGCGGTCATTCACCCGATTACCAAACATCAACATACGCGCCGTCATCAAATGATATGGATGACGATATTCCATTTTAACCATGTGGACGCCCATTAAATTTTTGTTTGATGACCGCCCTATAACAACGGTTGTTTTGTGGGATGAAAAGAAAAGGCGTCCGCGTCTTGGCACAATGCTTGACGCCTTGGGAAATCCTGCCCGCTTTACACACTTCATGCCTTGGGAAACATACGGGACGCCGCATGATAACGCGGGGTGTATAAAAGTAGGCGAGTTTTTTATACAGCGTTCAAGGGATACCCGGCCGGGCCATGTATGGATTGGCACACCCGGCGGTGAAGGCGGCGAATTTAATGAAGAAAATCTAACGGCCGTTATCGGCAAATTTTACGGGGATAGTTTTTAATGGAAATTCGGATTGAGAAAGCAGAAAAAGAAAACGCCGTCATGTTCACGGCCATTTCAGAGATTGACGGGGTTGTGATTACATCCCGTCAATTATACAATGCGGACGCGCCCATTGGCGTTATTTTGAAACATTTCACACGCCTTGCGGAACAGGCCCACGCCCGGGCCAAGGGGATTGTGGATATATCAAGGGGAAAATCCGCAAATGACCGTTGACCCAATTGTCAATGAATTGATTGATGACTTCACCTTATACGCCCCAAACCAATTGTTTGTGAAGGATAAGGCCGGCCAGATTGTTCCATTCAAATTGAACAAGGCGCAATTGTACGCCCACGCCAAGTTGGAAGAACAGAAAGCCAAGACCGGGAAGGTCCGGGCGGTTATCTTAAAGGGCCGCCAACAAGGGATGTCAACCTATATTGGCGGGCGTTATTTCCACAAGACCGTCACGCGCCCCGGGACATTGACCTTCATTTTTGCCCATGATAGCACCGGGTCAAATTCCCTTTTTGGGATGGTGAAAACGTATTATCAACGCGCCCGGGACCCGCGGTTCCTTCCAACGCTTGGGGCTTCAAACGCCAAGGAATTGTTATTCCCGGGCCTGTTATCAGGTTATAAGGTGGGGACGGCCGGGACCGGTGAAGGCTTGGGACGTGGGACAACGTTTCAATGCGTCCATTGGTCGGAAGTTGCTTATTCCCCCAATTGTGATGACCATGCCGCCGGGTTGATGCAAACCGTTCCAGATATGCCGGACACGGAAGTCATTCTTGAAAGCACCGCCAACGGCCAAAACAATTATTTTCACCGCATTTGCCAACAAGCCATGTCCGGGGAAAGTGACTTCATCTTAATTTTCATTCCTTGGTATTGGCAAGACGAATACACCCGCCCTTGCCCGCCTGACATGGAATTGTCCATGGAAGAAGGTGAAATGTTGGACCTTTATGCAAAGGACGGATTGACCAAAGAACATCTTATGTGGCGGCGGGCCAAGATACGGAATGAATTTTCCGGGGATGAAATGTTATTCAAAAAGGAATATCCGTTCAACCCGCAAGAAGCCTTTGAAGTTTCGGATGACAAGGCGTTCATTAAAGCCAAACACGTCATCCGGGCCAAGAACACCCCGCCGGTTGCCGTTGCCGTTCAACCGCCGCTTATCATTGGGGTTGACCCGGCCCGCATGGGGGGTGACAAATTCCGCCTTGTATTCCGCCAAGGGCGCAATTGTTCACAGGCCATGACGCTTCCGCCAATGGAAGTTGACCAATCCGCACAACGCCTTATTCAAATCATTAAGAAATACAATCCGCAACGTGTGAATATTGACACGGGCGGTTTGGGTGTTGGTGTTTATGACATTGTAAAAAATGCGGGATTTGGAAAAATCATCAAGGGGATTGCCTTTGGTTCCCGTGATGTCATGGAACCTGAAAAATATTATAACAAACGGGCGGAAATGTACGGCCTAGCCAATGAATGGTTGCAAGACGCGCCGGTGTGCATACGGTTTGCGGACCCCAAAGACATGGACCAATTGCAAGCGGAATTGACATCCGTTCAAATAAAGCGTTATGGCGTCAACAATGAATTATTATTGGAAAGCAAGGAAGAAATGCGGTCCCGCGGCATCCCGTCCCCTGACCTTGCGGACGCCTTTGTCCTGACATTTGCCACAAACGTCACGGACAGCGGGTCCGATATGGCGGGGATGACCGGAGCACCCATTCAAACAAACATAGATTGGAACCCATTTGGATGACACAGGAACCCGCAAATGACCAACCGGAACGCCTTTATTTTGGGGACAAGCGATTGGACGCCCTTTATTGGGCCTTGCGTGATGAAATACAAGAACGATTGGGCGGGCAAGACATCCCGGCCATGACCGTTGTTGGTGTCATTGAAAAGATTAAACTGGACATAATAAAGGAAGTTTTTTGGGATGATTAAGACGGACGTTGATGACCATTCATGTGGACACCGCCGGTGGTTCATTGTTTTTTCTTCAAGGCCCAAGGACGTGAAGCCGCTTTTCCTTCACCGCATATTCACCCGCCCCGAATGGTCCCATGTGTGGGCTTTTTGTTGGGACCCCGTGACGGGAATATATTTGACCATTGACCCCCGCGGAAACAATATGTTTGTCCAACCTGTCCCGGTGCAATTCACGCCGGAACAGGCTGTGCAGGAAATAGCGGAACGCCCAACCACGCGGGCCATTGTCCAATTTGATAAGGATGAAGTCCAAAGGTATGGTTTCAAGTTTCATGGGTTCCACACATGCGTCACGGTCATGAAGGACCTTTTGGGCATAGGTAAAATGACCATCCAAACACCAAAGGCATTATTTCACCATTTGATTAAATCCGGCGGTGTGCTATTCTTTTTGCAAAAGAAAGGCGGTCAATGATGACATCAATGTTTTCCAAGCCAAAAATGCCGGACACATCGGCGCAAGAAAAACAGATAAAAGACCAAAATGCCAAATTGGCCGCGCAAGAAGAAGAACAGCGCACCAAGGATGCCGCCAAATTGCGGGCGCGTCAAGGACGTGCGGGAACGGGCGCGGGCGGCAACACGCTATTGACCGGACTTGAAACAGGTTTAAGGGACACATTGGGTTAAGGTCACGTCATGGGAAGTCAAAAACCGGAACAATTGTTGGAACGGGCAAAGAAAGCGGAAGGGATGCGGGATATGAACCGCGCCCTTTTTGAAGATTGCTATGAATATTTATTGCCTTTCCGCAACACGTTTTCCATGACGCCCGGTCAATTAAACAAGCCCACAAAGGTTTTTGACAGTACCGGCATGATTGCCGCGTCAAACTTTGTGAACACCATGCAATCAAACTTCACGCCCGTTTTCCAACGTTGGGCGGAATTCAAGCCCGGCCCGGGCGTTGATGAAGAAAGCAAGGAAGACACAACGGAAGCCTTGTCCGAATTGACCAAGCTGGTCTTTACCTATCTAAACGCTTCCAATTTTGCATTGGCATCCGCTGAAATGTATTTTGACTGGGGTATTGGGACCGGGGCCTTGTGGGTCTTTGAAGGTAATGAAACCCAACCATTGAATTTTGTGTCCATGCCAATTTCACAATATGCCCTTGAAGAAGGCGCGTTTGGTGAAGTGGCCGGCATCTTCAAGGAAACGGAACTTTCCGGGGAATTGATTGAACCCACATTCAAGAATTTCCGTCCGAAACTTCCACAGTCCATCAAAGATAAAATTGCCCAAGACCCAAAATCTAAAATCAAGTTGACCGAATGCCTTTATAAGGATTACACGGATTTTGTGTGGCGTTATGAAGTCATCATCAATGAAACAAAAGATGTCATTGTCAAGACGCAATTCAAAGAAGCTATTTGCTTGACCCCGCGTTGGTTGAAAATCCCGGGCTTTCCTTATGGGGTTGGCCCGTTCATGTTGGCCATGGCGGACGTGAAGACATTGAATAAAATCAAGGAACTGTTCCTTCAAAACTTGGCATTGTCCGTGTTTGGTGTTTACACCGTCATCAACAACGGGACATTCAATCCTAACACCGCCGTCATTCGCCCGGGCATGTTCATCCCGGTTGAACGTAATGGCGGAACAATGGGGCCGTCAATCGCGCCCTTGCCAACGTCCGGCAATTTTGAAATGCAGGAATTCGTCATGAATTCGCTTGAAGACCACATCAAGAAAATCATGTTGGACACACGCCTTCCGGAAGACCGCCCGCAACCGCGCACCGCGTTTGAAATCGCGGAACGCATCAAGGAATTCCAAGCGGACATTGGTTCCGCATACGGCCGCGCAATCTTTGAATTTGTCATTCCATTGTTCCGCCGCATCATTGAAATCTTGGCCAAGAAAAAACTGATTTCCCTGCCGCCCGGGTTTGACATTGACCAATTCATGGTGAAAATCCAAGTTGTGTCCCCGATTGCCCAAACGCAAGCCATGGCGGATGTCCAACGGTTCTTGGAAAATTACCAAATGACGGCCAACATTTCCCCGCAAATTGCCATGATGTCTTATGACATTGAGAAATTGCCGCAATGGTTGATTGAGAATGTGGGCGGTCCGGCCGAATTGTTACGGTCACAGGATGACAAAACATTGTTGACGCAAGCCATTGCACAGTCATTGGCTATGATGCAAGCCCAAGGCCAACAACCCGCACCAATGGAAGGCGCGGCCAATCAAGGAACAGCGGGGGCAATGCCATGATGCAAATTCCCATGGGGACAAAAGCATATAATGACCCGCTTGGATTTGACCCAACCGCCAAGGCGGACCAATACGACCCAACAAAAGAAGTTTTTGAACAGGCCGCGGCCGAATTGTTCAATCTGAATTCCGCATTCTTGCGTTGTTTTTCAACGCCGGATGGCCAAATTGTTTTGGACTTCCTGAAGAAGAACACTATTGAAGCGGGGACATGGATGCCCGGACTTGCCGCTTCAAATGGATTGGAAGCGGCAACGGCCCATGGTTTCGCGCGTGAGGGGCAAAACGCCCTTGTCCGTGATGTCCTTGGGCGGATAGAATTGGCAATGTCCGCCAAATCGCCGGAAGATTACATCAACCAAATGCAAATGAAAGGTTCCCAAAATGGCTGAACGTACAACAACACCGGTGGCCGCGCCGTCAATGCGGGAAGTCACAACATACCAATGCCTTGGTCTGACATTCACGACCACGGACACTATGCAACCGCTTGAACTGGCAAATTTCACTGAAAAATGCCTTCAAGTTTATGGGACGTTTGGGACGGGCGGTTCAATCACGTTCTATGGTTCAAACGATGCCGCGGACCTTGTGTTGCAACCAGATAACGCCGCGTCCGGGTGGTGTCCATTAACGGACCCGCAAGGAAACGCAATCACCAAGACGGCAAAAGCCATTGAAGAAATCTTGGAAAACCCACGCTATATCACGGCAAAGGTGACGGCCGGGGACGGAACCACAAACTTAAAAGTGTTCATCACTTGCAAACGGAGCATTTAATCATGGGAATTTTCGGAAAAGATAAAGAAGAAAACGTTGAAGACGTTGTGACCGTCAATGGGTTGCCGCTTTCCACCATCAAAGATGAACTTTTGAAGGGTGCGCGGGCGTTCAAGGCATTTGAAAAGGGTGCGGAAGTTGTTGCGACACTTGAAAACCTTCAAGCGGTTGCCAGCGAAACCAAGGCCCGTGTTGATGACCTGAAAGCACAAGAAGGGCAAGCCAAACAGGATTTGGATGCCGCCATTGACAAAATCCAATTGGCGGAAGCCGCGGCCAGCAAAACGCGCAAGGCGGCCCAAGCGGAAGCGGAAGGCATCATTTCCGCCGGGAAAAAGGAAGTTGATGACCACAAAGCCAATCTTGAAGCGGAACTTGTGGAATTGAACAACGCCATTTCCCTTGGCAAAGAGGAATTGGAAACCGTGACGGCGGCCCTTGTGGCGGCCCGGGCGGACCTTGAAGAAGTCACCAAACAGATTGAACAGGTCAAGGCATCGGTCCAGTCAATCGGCGCAAAATAACAAGGGGGCATCATGTCTTTCACGCAAGTCCCGCCAAATAGCACAGGCAATAAAATTGACACCGTAACCGTTGTTGATGGCGCGGACACTGTTCACCGCCAAGTTGTTATTGTCAAAGAAGACCCGGCCGGGACGGACCCATCATCAAGAATGATGGGAATGCAAGAAATGATGGAATATTATTTAAGCGCAATTCTTGAAAAACTCCCGCGCCTAGATAGTACGGATAGAATGGTGGTGACACCGGCGGAAGTCATATCACCAACATATCAATCCGGCGTGTATAACTCCTGGACCGGTGCGGCCACTGCATACATTAACACGCCATGGGATACGTCAAGAATGGCGGCAAATGGCCTTTATCAACAAATCATTATTTCTTAGGGGTCTAATATGGCAACAACAGTTAATCTTAGAAAATTGATGCATCGGAAGGCGTGGGAATTTTGCACACCTTCACCATTATCACCGGGAAACGGTTCATTTGTTGTTTCTGACAAATTTAACGTTTTGCCGGGAAGTTCCGCTTATTTTATTGGTGGGGCATCGTCAATTTATAGATATGACGGTGATGAAGATGCATGGTTACAGCTTCCAAACTCTGGTATTGCCGGGACATTTGGGGCGGGGTCTTGTGGTGAATTCCGCGGCCTTGGTGCTATGGGGGGCGTTTTCACACAAACCGCAACGGCGGGGTCAACAACAACCATCACAACAAACAGGACCATCACAAGGTTATTGGCCGGGCAAAGAATTCGTGTCATTGCCGGTTCCGGCATTGGATATGATGGGACAATCCTTTCAAACACTATAGGCGCAAACGCCGTTATCACGGTTTCAGTTGCAAGCGCGGTGGCGTTTGATGCGACAACTCAATATCAAGTTTATTCGGGTTCAATCTGGTTTTTTAACGCTGGTTCAACCGCGGTTGGTTTCAGTGTTTATGATATTGCCACAAATTCATGGACGGCAAAATCTGTCACGGGTCTTCCAACAGCATGGGGAACGGACGGAATGTTGGTTTCCACAACCGGTGCGGCCGCATCTTTTGCATCTGGTACAGCAACAGGCGGGACAACAACAACCCTTGTGAATTCCGGAAAGAACTGGAACACCAACCAATGGGCAAATTATCAGGTTCGCTTTACGGGCGGTACAGGAAAAGGGCAAATTGCGAAAATCGCATCAAATACAGCAACAACACTAACAATATCAACGGTTGCGGTTGCCCCGGACGCCACAACAACATATTCAATTGAAGGTGATGATGACGCGTTCTATTTAATGGGAAATAACGCCGTAACACTTTACAAATATATTGTTTCAACAAATACATGGTCAACATTAACCCCGGGCGTTGCCCGCGCCGCGGCAATGGCCGCCGGTGCGACAGCAAACTGGATTGATGGTGTTTCAACATGGGTTCTTCCATCAAATGAAGCGGCCGCGGCAATATCGGGAACTTCCCTTTATGCACAAAATGGGCGTTATATCTATTCGTTCCGCGGTGGTGGTTCTTCCGCGCTTGATGTCTATGACATTGCCGCGAACACATGGTTTTCCTTGTCATATGGGAACCAGAACGAAACGTTCACAACCGGTTCCGCTAACACCGATTTTGGCGGTTCAATATATATCTTGAAGGAGGCAACGGGGCGCGTTTTTAGGTTTGATATTGGTGATAATATTTTGCGGGCCTTTGGAACAAATGTCCACCCACAAGCATCAACGGTTACAGGTCAAAAAATATTTGTGTTGCCCTATGTTGATGGGGAAACTCGCGTTAATTTTCTTTACTTTATGCAACATTACCGCTCTGAACTTTTAAGATTATTGGTGGTCTAAAATGATAGAAATATTTGAAATTGAAGGATTTGGTTTTGGATACAAGGGTGAAGGTATTTACCAAGAATGCGACCCTGAACTTGATGGATTTGAACCAATGACACGTGAACGTGCCGAACAAATGGCCGCAATTATTACCGCAAGAATTGGCCAATAAGATGTTATTAGCCCTTTGGTTCGGTTTCTGGAATGAAAGCGATTGGACCGGGGCTTTTAATGCCGCCGTTGGCGGTGAATACATAACCATCTATAGAAGGAAAAGAAGATGACCACAGAAAATGAAGGCCAAGGAAATCAACCCAACGGCCAACAAAATCAAGGTGATGCCGGCCAAAACGGCAACCAAGGAAATCATGGGGACCAAAACAAAGGCACGTCAAACAATGACAGCATTTTGGACCTTGAAGGAAAAAATGATGGTGTAAAATTCAAGCCCGGTGAAAAGCCGGAAGGCTTGGATGATGCCCTTTGGGATGCGGAAAACAAGACATTTAAGGGTGACGCCATTTATGAGAAGTTGACCGCTGCCGAAAAGCAAGCCAAGGACCTACGCGAAAAGATGGGACGCCGCGGCGCACCCCCTGAAAAGGCGGATGATTACAAATTTGAAGCCCCGGCGGACGCCCCTTGGAAAGATATGGTTCCGGCGGATGACCCCGTATTAAAGGCGGCAAAAGACGTTGCCCACAAACTTGGCCTTTCACAAGGACAGTTTGGGCCATTGGTTCAAGAAGTGTTAAATGCCGCGTATAAAAACCTTGAAGCCCAAGAAGGACAGGAACAGGCGGAACCAACGGAAGAAGAAAAGGCCGCATTCCGTGAAGCGGAAATTTCCAAGATTGGTCCAAATGGACCGGCCGTTGTCAAAGCGGTTTCCGAATTTGTCCGACAAAATATTGGCGTTCATTTTGATGAAAAATCAGTGGACACCATTAAGGCCATGACATCAACCGCGGAAGGCATTCATTTATTGAACCAAATCCGGGAAATGGTTGGTTCCGGTGAACGTATCCCCATGGGCAATATTGACGGCCAAGCGGTCACGGGCCTTCCATCGGACGCGGAAATCATGTCCTTCATGGGTTCGGCCGAATATCAAAAAGGTGACGCGGCCGCCCTTCAAAAGGTTGATAAGTGGATGGATATGCGCCAAAAAGCCGGCCGCCCGCTTTATCTGCAAGCCTAATTTTATCGCGGTAGGGATGCAACGGGAGCATATCCGCTTCATAAGCGGAAGTTTCGGGGTTCAATTCCCCGCACCGCAACCAATTTGAAAGGATGGTGATTGACATGAAGGGGACCAAAAAAGGCGGTAAAGGCGGCAAAGGAACCGGGAAAGGTGGAAAAGGTTGTTAATATCTTGACCACAATTTGAACAAATTAAATCACCCCTTGATTGGGGTGATTTTTTTGTGTTATATTATTTTTGTTCAAGCGACCCGCTAGGCAAAAAAGCGGCCTTACCGTGACCACACGGCCCGCAAATATCGGCGGCCCTATCGCATAGATACGGCAAATCAACCCTTTATTTGTGAGGAAAAAAGCATGTCAAACACTGCATCACAGAACTTTATCACTTCCTTTGACGCCTTGGTCAAACAAGCGTTCCAAGGGTCCGGCGTTTTGCGCGAAACTGTTCGTGTAAAAACCGGCGTTGTTGGCTCAACACACGTTTTCCCTAAACTTGGGAAGGGCGTGGCAACGGAACGCATTCCGCAAACGGATGTCATTCCAATGAACGTTGTCCACAGCAAGGCAACCGCAACCATTCAAGATTGGAATGCGCCGGAATATTCGGACATTTACGACCTATCCAAACTGTCATTTGATGAAAAGAAAGAATTGGCAAACGTCATTGCATCCGCAATGGGCCGCCGCCTTGACCAACTTATCATCAACGCCATGATTGCGGGGACAAACCCCACAACCGTTGGCGTCAACATCGGTGGTTCCAACACCGGATTGAATATTGACAAAATCCTTCGCGCAAAACGCTTGATGGATGATGCCGGTGTCCCGGATGATGGTGAACGCTATATGTGCGTTTCCGCATACGCCATTGAACAGGCCCTTCTTGACCCGAAAATATCAAGCCAAGATTACAACATCTTGCGTCCTTTGATGGAAGGTTCATTGAAGAAATACGCCACGTTCAATTTCAAGATGATTGAAACCCGTACGGAAGGCGGCCTTCCGGTTGCTTCTCTCGTCCGTTCAAACTTCGCCTATCACAAATCGGCGGTTGGTTTGGCAATCGGTCTTGATATGCGGACGGCCGTTGACTGGATTGCGGAAAAGACTTCTTGGTTGATGAACGGTATGTTCTCGGCCGGGTCCGTTGCGATTGACAACGGCGGTATTTATACCGTGTCCACATACGAAGCGTAATAATTTGGACGGCCCCAATGGCGGGGCCGTCCTTCATCTTCAACCCTTTGAAAGAGGAAACACATCATGCCTTTTGTACGTTCAAACTTTTCACCCATTGGCGGCCAATCTTCACGCGGTAAAGCCCCACAGGTTTTCAGCTATTCCACGGCGGATGCCGCGGCAACAGTTGACACGGCGGGTTATTTTAACAGCGTGGCGGATTTGGTCAACGTTGGTGACATCATCCTTCGCACCACATTCACGGACGGGACATTCACAGCGGTTTCAACCGCTGGGATGCACGTTGTATCATCCAACACCGGTGGTGTTGTTGACGTGAATGACGCCCTCGCCTTGACCATGACCGATACGGACTAATCCTAGCAAGCCGCGATTTAAGCACATTGCGCGGCGGTGGGTTTTCGCCTTCCGCCGCGTTTTTTTAGGAAAGGGGCCTTGAAATGGCACAAACAAAATTTTCAATTGCATCCCAAGCCCTTATTCAGTTACGCGCCGCAACCGTATCTTCATTTGAAGACGGGTCCAATGAATCGGACATCATGGCGGACATGTATGACACATGGGCGCGGATGGTTCTGGCAATTCACCCTTGGTCATTCGCCCGCCGGCGCGAACAGCTTATCAGGGAAAACAAGACCCAACCCGGTTGGGCGTATCTTTACAAGGTCCCGGCAACCGCCTTGCGGATTTTTGCCATTTATAATTCATCGGCCAACAATGCGCCGCCCTTCAAAAACTTTGAAATTGTTTCGGATGACGCCGGCCAATATGTGGCATGCAATGAAGAAACGGTCTTTGCATTGTTCACCACATACGTTCCGGAAGCGGTTTGGCCGGCATGGTTTGTTGACTTTGCCATTTATGCCCTTGCGGCCCACGTTGGCATGCCTGTCACGCATGATGAAACATTGACGGGATTGCACCGTCAAACGGCCTATGGCCCCCCTTCCGATAATGGGAACGGTGGGAAATTTGCCATTGCGGCCAGCGTGTCGGACCAACAAAGCCCGCCGCAACAATACAAGGAAAATGAAATCATCCAAGCAAGGTTTTCGTAAACATGCCAATGGTCCGCCAAATTCAACAACGCTTTACCGCCGGGGAACTTGACCCGGCCATGTTGGGCCGTTCGGACGTTGACCAATATTATTCCGCGGCCGAAACCCTGACAAACGTTGTGACCACGCCACAGGGCGGTTTTAAGCGTTGCCCGGGCCTTGCAAATCGTGACCGCATCCTTAAACAGTTGACCCGGGAAACATCTTATTCCGTGACCGCGCCAAACGGCGGAACCACGGCGAATTTGACTGACAACAACACGGCCACAGTTTTCACAACCACAACCGCCATTGGCGTCAACAATCCTTATGTTGTGGCACAATTGGACCTTTCTTCATCAAAGGCCATGGGAAAGATTGAAGCCCTTGGCGTGTCCTTATCATCCGGAACTTCCAATGAATTCTTCATTCAATATTCCGTCAATGGGTCAACATGGTTTAATGCCGGCGCGGCCCTGTCACTGACATCAACCGCCAAGGACTTCACGCGCCGCGTGTGCGCGTCCGCAAGGTATGCCCGCCTTGTCCGCATTGGGTCAAC